TCACCCTGGCCGCCGACGCCCTTCGCTCAGACCGTCGAGCCGGTCGCCCAATCGGTCGATGGCTTCGGCCGATGTCCGCGCGAGATGCTCGATAGCGCGCTCGAGTCGAGCCTCCATCTCGCGCAGGATGTCTCTATTGACGTACTCGAGGAAGATTTTCTCGCGAAACTTGCCCTCCGCCTCCACCAAAGCCGAAATGCGTTCATGCGCATGATCGGCCTTTTTGTGGGCCGCGCTGGCCGTCGCCTGGGTCGAAAATGCAAACCAGATCAGGCCGACGAGATTGATCGCGAGCAGCACGATGGTGGTGGCGTTGAGCTCCCAACTGATATTCATAGATGTCAGCGCTTGATGATTCGCACGACGTTCTCAAGCGTGCGCCCGCCGAAATACGCGGCCGCCACGGTGATCGCCAAGTTGGCAGAAAAATCGGTGAGTGGATCGGTCGTGCCGAGGGCCAACACTTTGTCGAACACGACGATCTTCCATGTATAGACCACGAATGGTGCGGCCCACATCGGGCGTACCCAGCGGGTAAACCAGTTTTCCTGCTCGGCCACCAAAACCTGGACGTTGAGTTCCCGTTCGCGTTGCTCGACTGCGAGTTCGCGCGCCGCCAAGTCGGCGGCGACTTTTTGCCCTGTGTTGTCGGCCGACAATTTCGCCCGATAGGCGTCGACTGCCGCCTTGGCAAACGGACCGCCAAGCAGGTTACCAAGCCAGGTGAGAATGCTCGTGAAAATGAACATTATTTCTCGCCTCCGACCGGCGTGGTCGTGACCAGACGCAAGAGCGCGAAGGTGACGGCAAGGGCCGTCATCACCGCGCCGACCTGGGCCTCATCGCCGTGCACGAATACGCGAATGAGAGGGCGTAGATCGACCGCACCGACCGCGTCGGCAAAGCCAATAAGACCGGTCAGGATGGCAGCGACCATTGTTCGCCACCCTTTGAGCCCGGCTCGCAATTTTCGCCACATGATCACTTTCCAGCCGCCAGCTTCGATTTGGCGAGCATGGCGTCGGCCTGTGCTCTTAGCCTTTTCGCCTCTGCCTCAATGCCATTCACCCAGCGCCTGATCAGCGCCCACGTGTTGACGGCAACGACATACCCGGAAGCAAATGCGGCAATGAGAAACACTGTTGTCTCCACGGACCTCTCCTTACGAAACAAAAAACTCGGGAATCGTCCGGTTCGCACCGGACCAATCGCACGGCGGGCGTCCCTTGAAGGACGGCGGGGTGGGGGTCGAGGCGCAGAGAGCTCGCAGCAACACCGACGCGCTGAAGGACAGCGCAATCCGGGCGCGAGAGACAGCGCCAACACTAACGACCCCCACCCCATTCGTGATTTCAGTTTGACCGCGGTCGGTACGCCATCCAGCACCGCGTGATGCCAAGCGACCGCGAACTGCCGGAGAAATTCCGTTCACACATGGGCCGCACCGACGGGTGTCACAGCCTGGATCACAGGGACAACGCCGGCAACGGGGGCCTCCTGCGCGGCTTGATGCCGGGTAATGACACGCCAAACAAATAAGCCGACCACGGCGATGCCAACCGCCACCGCCAGCAGGGCGACCCAGACCGGTGTGCCAGCAACGATATGTGCCAAAGTGCCGCCGCCGGCCAGAACCACCGCGCCTGCCCCGGCTAAACCGACCGGCTGTCGCGGGTGGGCGATGTGACCCTTTCCGGATGCCGGCTCCAGATTGGCCACTTTCGACGCGGGCGTGCCGCTACCGGAGTTCCTGGTGCCGTGATTGCGCGCAAGCTCGAGACTGAAGGCCTTCACCTCGGCGACGCGCCGGCCCCAGCCCACCCCAAACGCCGACCAGGTGCGCAGGCTCTTGAGGAACTGCAGCCGCTCGTCATTGATCGAAACAATGACTTTGGTCGGCTCCGATTTCTTCAATGCAGCGATCACATCCGAGTTGATCCGCCAATCTGCGTCGGATAGACCGAGCACGCGCCGCGCAACCTTTCCTGCGCGTCCGATCCCAGAATTCACGCCGTAATCAAACAAGGTGTAATCGACACCCGCAGGCAGATCATCGCAGGACAATGCATCCCAATATTTGCTCCGATAGATGTCTTTAGCTTCGGCTAGCGACATGCGTCGCACATCCGCCGCTGTCGCTGCTGCTTTCACGTATTTGCGGTAGTCGTAGATCGTAATGCCAAAGTTGGTTGGACCGCCGGGATCCCGAGGATCATCGGTATAGCCACCCTCATGCGCCAATACGCGCTCGAGGCATTGGTCGTAGGACGACCGCATAACAGTCTTTCCTTGCGTCGTTGAATTTGATTTTTCAGGTTGCCCGGCCGTTCCACCCGCTACGGCGCGACGCAAACTCCATGGCCTGCGATCGTCATAGAGCGCCTTATCGGGGAGGACGGAAATGTGCACGTGGTGATCGTGAGGATTTGTTCCGGTGTAAGGGTGCCATTCCCAGGCATGCAACTGGGACGAAAAGATGCGCCGATTTGAGATCACATATTTGATACGGCGATCGCGGTTGCGACGCAGCGTCTCAGCTATTGCATACGTATCGACGCCGTGGGCAGGGTCATGCGTGATATCGAGTGCAGTCACAACACCGACGGCCCCGTCCTTGACCCACGGATTGTGATCGCTGGTTCGCGCCTGATGTGCCGCGTCCCCGATCGTGCCGTCGTTTTCCTTGCGCCGCCCTGGATACGCCGCATTGACTTGGTCGCGCAGAACTTCGAGGCTGTTCGCCACACGCCACATTGGAATTTCTCCTGGAATAAAACGTGAGTCTTTGCGCCTGCCTGCGTGCTCACTGAAAACCGCCGGCCAGCAGCTCACGCATGCTGGGTGACGGATAGGAGCGCCCCAGCCCGCCAACCGCCAAGCTCATGAATAGGAATTCAGCGTTTGATGATGATGTTGGAAATAGCACCGGGCGGTAGCACGTTGAAGGGATTTCCTGCGCCCGTGTTATTCGCGTTGGTAATCGTTATCCCAGTTGTGCTATTGGCGATCGTGACGGGCGCGTTGACGCCGCCGGCCCCGGACACGCTCACATTCGTGGCACCTCCGACACCACTGGCCGGCACCGTTGAACCGGGATGGCCGTGGCTCGGATCATTGAGAGTGTTGGGATGCGAATGCGTACCGACCTCGGCCGCAGTCTGCGTGTGCGCCTGTTCCCCTCCAGTTGCTGCGAGTTGAATTCCATTGATGCCTTGAGCCGTCGCAGCCGTCAGGCGTCCGGCGGGAGTTCCGTTCATGTTGTCACGACCGAACAGGGCACGCCCACGCCTGTCCGGGAGGTTGAACGTCGTCGATCCATCGCCCTGCCCATAGGGCAGAAAGCGAATTGCCACACCTGCAGCGGTCGAGACGGCCGCTTGCGAGAGGGTCAACGACGTCGCCGCGATCGAAACCAGGGTCGTGCCGAGCGCAATCCCGGGCCCCTCAACGATACCGCCTTCCAGACCAAGCCCTCGCAGGTCTTGCGTCAGATTGTCGATCGTCGTGTTCGAATGCGTGTTGCCCGTGGTTGCGATTGTCAGTGCATTGAACAGGGCGAAATCGTTCGTCCGCGAAACGACTTGCCCATAAGCCAGATACCATCCCGGAGGAGCCTGGATGCCGGCATAGTGCACCTCGGTCCCGGACGGAATATTCGCCGGATTGGGATTGAGCAGTTCCCAGCGGGAGTTGGCAGCGTTGTAACGTAGGATGACCTCGGCGAGCGCCCCAGGAATGTCACCAACGTTGAGGGCGCCCCCGCCGGCGCGAGTGACCGGGTGCGCTGCGAGCCCGTTGGGCGCGAATGTCGGCGCCACGGTCGCATTGGCCCCTGAGGCGCGCAAATAGACGAGTTGACCATCGGTCAGCGCGGTGATGGGCGGGGCCAAGGTCGCCGTGATGGCATCGGGCGCGCCCACCGCCACCGCCCAGTTGACGATGTTGTCCTGAATCTGTCCGAGTGCCGCGTAATCGCTACGCGCGACGCCATTGCCGACTCCGGTGTGGCGGAAATTAGCCATCGGAAGATTCGCGGTCGGTTGACCTTGTCCATCGCGGGTCAGACAGTTGCCGAACCCGTTTGCCGCGATGTCATTGGAGTCCGCATCCATTCGGGTCGAACTGATGTTCAGCCCGGCCGCCTTGTCGGCGACCCATGAGTACAGGCGGTTGAAGCTGCCAGCGCCGTTCCACGACATTCAGAGGTCCTCAAGATCACGGGCCGTTGCTGATGGCCTTGCCGAGTGCCGGGGCGGCGATCGGAAGCAGTGCACCAACCACGGGCCCTCCGGCCGCGGCTATACCCGCACTGCCGAGTTTGGTGAGGTTACCCCACATCGCGTTGCTCTGATCCAGCTGAGCCTTGTAAGCGGCAAGCGCCGCATCCTGAGAGTTCTTGTAGATCTGGGCGATATCGGTCGGGCTGACGCTGACCTGGGGTGGAGCCGTGCTGGGCTGCTGTTGCATGAGGGCGAGAGCAAGCGGCGATGGCATGTCAAGTTACTCCGGAGTTGTAGAGCCGGCTGAGGAGGTCGATTGGCGACATCTGCGCGAGCTGCTGCTGGCTGATATTCTGCTGCTGGCCTGCAAGCGCCTGATTGAATAATTGGCCCGCGTTTTGCGCGCCCTGAGCAATGGCCGCATCCTGTGCGGATTGGTATGCCTGAGTCTTCTGATTCTGGAAATTCGATATGGCGCTGTTGTAAGCGTCGCTTCCGATCGGGATGCCCTGGCGCGCAAGTTGATCTTGGAGGTCTTTTTGGCTCTGCTGCCACTGCGGATCGAGAAAGCTCTTTTGTTGCTGATAGACCGCATTGGTCGCATTCTGGTCCAGAAGCTGTGGACCAGCATTGAGGTAATCCTGGTTGGCGCCGCTGAAATCCAACGGTTTCGTGGCGCTCGATCCGACTTCGTTCGCCAACGCCTGCGCCGTCGGCATCAACGACGCCCCAACGTTCTCCGTTCCGCTGATGATCGACTGCACGGTCGGATTGAATGTCGTCGTCTGGCTGTACGTCGGCACATCGAACCCGCCGACGTTCTGCGTTCCGGTTTGTTGATAGGTCGTCGACCCGAAAGGCGAATATTGATTCGTGTCGTTGATGAGCTTTTGCTCGATTGCAGCGTTGAGGTTGGCGCCGGTCTGTTGCTGCGTCACCAATGACGGATCTGGCGCAGGTGGCGCCTGCGGTGTACTTTTGCTCATGTCGCAATGAATACCTGATCGGGTGTGCGATTGTTCGGTGGCTGGATGATACGTCTTGAGACGGATGCCCACTTGACTGGTGAAGATCCAAAAGAAAATGCCCCGGCGCAGTTCCCGCAGCCGAGGCGCATCGAGGTTAGATTGGCAAACGGACATACATTTTGTTTTCGCCGCGTCAACTGTGCTCTTCGCGAATCTTCACTTCGCGAGTCGTGCGTCTCGACCCGCAGTGCCTGAAGAGCGACCGCCTCGGTTACGCACGCAAGCGAACGGCCAACTACGGTCAGGCAACTGCAACGGTCACCATCCAGCGAACGAAGGAGAGATCATATCGAGCGCTTTTGCGCTGGAATCGATGACCGAACCACCGCAGCAGCCTTCCGGCAAAACCCATAGGTCAGCCGCTACTAGTCGCGATCGGATTCGGTATCGATGATCGCGCGTACACGCCCGACAATGGAAGGCCCAAAATATGGCTTTGGAAGGAAACCGGTGCCCGGCGGCAACTGCGCCGCCTTCGGTGGCTCCCGGCCGGAGACCACGAGCAGGCCGATGCGTGGCCAGCGCTCATAAATCCGATGCGCCAAGGCTATGCCGTCCATCGTCCCCGGCATCACCACATCGAGCACCACCGCACGCACATCGCCGCGGGCTTCGAGCAACGCCAAAGCATCCCCGGCGTTGGAGCTCTCCAGCACAGTAAATCCAGCGTCTTTTAGATAGTCCGCGATGATGAGACGCGCCAATTCCTCATCCTCAACCACCAGGATGACGGTGCCGCGCGCGGTGTCGCCCGTTGCCATGATGCGTACTCAGGATAGCGGTGGTTACAGCGCGTATGCTTCAAAATGTTGGCACGGCTAACGGCGGGTAGCATGAGTTTGCACTCACCTGTTTGCTTGGACGATTCCTGCGGTGTTTTCAAGAATGAGCCGCGCATGCGCGTTAACACAGTGGGACAAGTTTGCGGCCAATCGCATTGAACACGCGTGGTACGTGCAAAAAGCAAGGGAACACTTCAGGCGATCCAGCGTGCGGCATTTGCGGCGAGTAGTCCGTAGCTTACTGCGGCGCCGGTGGGTAGGGCGTCCGGATGCAAGCCCTCCTCGCAAAATCCAAGCCGTAATAGGAAGGTGCGCGCAGACGTGTTCTGCACCGCCGTGATGGCTGTCAGGCGTTTGCAGCCAAGCTGCACGAATGGATAGCGCAGCATTGCGCGGATCGTTCCTTTGCTAGCCCAGTGTGGCGACGCGGTCACGAACGTGATCTCAATATTGGGCGGCCGATAATTGTTGTAGATCGCAGCGGCCAGGATCACGCCCTCACGTGCAACGCCGACCGTGGTGCATGGGCGAAAGTCAGCAATGCCAAGCCGGGTGCCCGCCCAAGCCATAAGCACCGCGTCGTGGTTGAACAGCAGCATGGGACACAATAGGCTTGTGTGGTGTGCGCGAATCAGGGGGTGCGCTAGCGGCGCCGCGGGATAATGTTGCCTAAACCGGAAGGCTATAACTTTGTTGTTTGGACGCTCGTGGTGAGCGCCGTGTTTCTTGCTTTTGGTCGTAATCGCGTCCTCGGCCGCATCGTCCTGCTCTGCGCCTTGGCTATCTTGGTGGGTGCGGTCATCTGGTGGGCCGTGTCCTCCCTCTAGCCGGTCGTCGGCGCTTCGGAATAGCAGGGTGCATCCTCTGAGAAGCGTTCTGCTCACAAAGCAGTGCCCTGTTCGAAACGTAAATCGGTGCGCAACCATATGGTTGGTGCATTCGCGCTTGCCGTCATACGCACCCCGATCGATTGGCCGCTGCCGCCACCGACGCGCCAGCGCGGATCAACGGTCGCGTCGGGTGACCACGGCGAGACGTCCCACAGCGAGATGTCCCAGGGCGATCCCGCACTCGCCGTCGTAGGCGAGACTGCAATGTTGATGTCGCCGTAGTCGAAGCCGAGGCCAAAGCTCACGGTCTCCCCGCTCACCGCCTGGATCATCGGCCGGACCGCAGTAATCCGTTTGCGCATGGGGTCCGTGAACGTGTTCCACGCTTGTCGAGCGTCGGCGGCAACTGGGCCGATGTCGTCGAGGTTACCGCTATCAGCTTGATACACGAGCCCTCCGGCGGCGCCGAAATAGAGATTGTCCCGGAAGAGTCCCCAGCAATAGGCGTTCATGTTCGTGAAGCGGCACCAGGGCTGCGTCTGCAGCGCCGTATTCTGGACGTGCTGGGAGAACGTCCCGTCCGCATTGGGGATATTGAAGATCAGCCGCCGCCCGCGTGGATAATAGAGTGCCTGCCAGCCGAATCCGGCGAGATTGGCGCGGACCGCGTTCTGCACTGCGGTCGAGACTTTGCTGCGCGGAGGCAGTTGTCCCAACTTGAGTGCTACGAGTTGTTGCTGCAGCGGGATATGGTCGTCGTAGGTGGTGATGAATGCTTCGGCGCCGTATTGGCAGACCGCGCGCGGCGAAACGGGCGGACTGATGCGATAAATCCCAACCAGTGACCAGGCATTGGCATTAGAGGGATCGTTGCCGGAATAGATGAGACAATCGCCCGAAGATAGGATGAACGCGACGAAATCGACGACACCGTTCCCGCCGTCATGACTAAATGTGACTGCGGCCGTGAGGTTGCCGCCATGCGGCGCAAACGCGGCGAGGTCAAAGAATGCGAGCGCACCACTGATTGAATTGAGCGGCGCATAGTAGAATCCAGTTGCATTCGGCAGCCAGAAGAACAAGCGGTTCTGATATTGGACGCAGCCAATGAAGGCGAGACTCGCGGCGCCGGTGAAGCTCACGCTCGCAAACGAGCTGCCGTTGAACACCTGCGTGGTGTCGACGCCGTTGCAGAAGTAGAGCCGAGATAGAAACGGCACGGTCTGCCAGGCGTCACTCGCAAAGCCGCTTGCGAGCGCTGCGCCGGCGGCCCCCGCAATCGAGATATCATAGAACTTGCCACCAGCCGCAGCGATGAAGCGGCGCGTAGCTCCTGCATTGTATTCCGCGAGTGTGCGCACCGGCGACGAGTCGACACCCGTCGCATAGAGAACAAAGCCGTTGCGCACCGCGCAGCCCGAATAGTCCGGGTACCAATTGTCAAGCAGCACAGCGTCGGTCGGCGGCATTTCATCGAGCGCATCGCGCGCGTTCCAGCCGGTGATCGGGGCCGGCACTGAAACGGGCCGCGCGGCGGCTTGGGCAGCGAGCGCGAGCCGTTGGGAGCGAGGAAGAATAGCCAT